GTCTATTTCTAAATTTATAACATCTAAATCATCTTCAGCTTCAGTGACAGCGCTAAACTCTTCATATAATTTATTCCTTAAAGGGTGATATAAAGAAAGTAACTTTTGCAATGCAACATCGTTTTTATTAACAGTTAACGTGCCATCTCTAAACATTATGTGACCCATTGTAGCTTCACCTTTTTGTTCGTCTACAAAAGGAGATCCTTGATTTGTAGCGTATCTTAATTCTCTTTGTTGTCCAGTTGTTTCATCAAAATACAATAAAGCATGTTTTCTTGTATGCTTTCCTGGTATTGTTAATGTTAATGGACTTTTATTTTGTTTTAGATAGTAAACTCTATCTTTGATTTCCCAGGTTTCTTTAACTGGGTTTTCTTTTATTTTTGACATAATATAATATAATTAAATAGTTATAAAAGTAATAATTACCCCCGTTAATTTAACGAGGGTAAGAATTACATTAATGGATTTTACAATCCTTGGAATAATACAAAGTTATTAGCAGCTTGAGTTACTAAACATCTTTCAGATAAGAAGTTGATTTGCATCGCATCTAAATCTGAAGTGAAAGCACCACCAGCAGAACCAGTTAACCAAGATTTCATACGTCTGTCATCAGCTTGTGAAGCTCTATAACGCACGTGTAAAAATGGTCGTCTGATGTTTGTACCAAGTACTTGATCATAAACTGTAGAAGTTCCAGCAGGTACTAATACACCTTCAATTGAATTAACACCAACAATACCTCCACGAGTAGAAGCGTCATTTAAGTATTTCCAATCAGTTTTGTAAAAGTCATAAGAACCTCTTCTAAATCCTGAGAATCCAAGGTTAAGAGCCATTTCTTCTGAGTTTTCAAATAAACCAAAAGCAGTTCCTCCAGCGAATCCGCCAGAAATGCTTGCTAGCATATCATCAAAATCAAGAGCAGTTTGTCTCTGTAAGAAAAGCATGTTTTCTTCAATAGCACCTTGAGTATCTAAGTTTTTAAGAATTGCATCAAATTCATCTAATCCAGCAGCAGCAGTAAATCCTACTTCTACATTTCCTCTGTTTCTGATAGCAGCAAATAAACCTTCAGATCCTGGTAAACGTCCAGCTTGATATGCAACATTTCCTGCAGCATGAGCATTTAACTCACTTTCTACCATAGCCATTTCTAGGTAATCTTCAAAACGTAGTCTTGTTTCAGACTCAGCTTTTAAGTACCATAAAAAACCAGAAGCACCATCTTCAGTTGCAACTTCAACCCATCCAATTTGAGCCATATCAGATCCATTTATTTGGAATTGATCTCTCAAAATAAGAGGTGAGTTAGAAAATTGTGTGAAAGAAGGAGTAATAGAAGTTCTTGCAGCTGAATTAGTTCCAGCAGCTCCAGCACCTAAGCTTGTTCCTTTAGTATAAGCAGAACCGTATACAAATATCTTTAATCCAGTTGCAGAGAAACCTTGAGTGGTTAAACTAGTAGCAGGATTTAAACATTGTACATCTACGTTTCCAGCACCACCAGCACCAGCAGTACTAACCATAACAATACACTTTGCTTCTAATCCAGTAGCTGGATCAAGAACTACAATTGTGTCATTTACACTCATAACGTTAAACGCCGTAGCGCCACCGCCGATTGTTATTTTACTACCGTTGTTTAAACCACCAACGTTTGCTTGCGCACATCCGTCGTATGATACATGTAATCTATTTTGTTCAGACCAAATTATTTGATCAGATGTCATTGGCATTTCAGCGCCAACCATTCTTAAGAAGCCAGATAACGTTCTGTTTCCATAACGCTCTACTTCTTGTTCGTAAATTTCTGGTAAATATTGTTGCGCAAAATCATTAGCACCACCATCAAAAGCTAAATAATTGTTAGCTAAAGTTTGTTGGATTTGCGAAGGTACAATACTACCAAATTGTGGAGATAAACTCATAATTTGTTAATTTTAATTAGTTAAACCTTTTTGTTTTAATTTTAAGTTTTGTAGAGTCTGCACCAGAAATAGCTTTTACTTTCATTCCGCCAACAAATACATCTCCTTGTGATTTTCTACCTTCAGTATCACTTAGATTTTTTGATTTGTTTACAACTTCCTTTACAGCATCTGCTTTTCCTTGCTCATAAAAATGAGCGGCAATCTTATCTACGTTTTCAGCAGCATAAATAGCTTTATGATAACCTTTAGCATCTTCCACATTACCTTCGCTGTCTAGGAACTTCCCGACAAGGTTTGTTATGTTAGATTGGCTTTCGGCTACTTTATCACGATTAACGACATTATACTTATATCTTTTATCTCCAACTTTAATATCGAAACCTTCGAAATCGTCATTAAATAAATTTTTAGTTTTTTGTTTAAATAAATCGTGTTGTTGTGTAGCTATTTCTTGCTCCTTATTATATCGGTTGAAAAAATCCATAGCTTTTTGTTGGTCCTGAGTTACGCCGGGTCTCAACTTGATTTCGTCGTAATATTTCTTTTTCGTTTCCTCTAAAAAGTTTTTAGCTTTTGCAACCTCTTCTTTTTTAGCGAGTTTCTTTTTTTTGACTTCTCGCTCTTCGTCAATATCTATATCATAATCAAAGTTTTCTTCCATTATGAAATTAATTTCTTCTAAATCTAAATGTGGTTTAGATTTTTTATAATACTCTTTTAATAAAGTATTGTCATCTACGCTTGTGTAATCAGCGTTTAATCTAGTGTAATCTTCTATAGTTCCACCAGTGTCTTCCATAAAAGAAACTAGCTTTTCAATGTTTTCTGGTAAAGGTTTACCTATTACCTTTTCATCTCTTACAGCTTCTTTTACTTCTTGTTCAATTTCTTTAACTTCATCAGTTACTTCTTTGATCGGAGAAAACCCTTCAGTAGTCTCGTCGGACTCTTGTACAGGTTCTCCCACCTTTGCGCTATCTCCGGATGGTTCTTCCACAGATACCTTCTTTGTTTCTCCGATTTGAATGGCATCGTCTTCTTTTTTTATTTCTACCTTTATTGGCTTTTCTATATTAACGTTTGGATCTTTATTTAGATCTACTTTTATAGGTTTAATTTGATCTTTTTCTACTAGGTTTTTAGGCGTTTTCTTTTTTATTTTGAATTCACCTTCCTGCTTAACAGGTTCATTTGTTTTGATTTCTGACATAATATAATATAATTAAATAATTAATAAATTTAAGCTTGTTGCTCACTCTGCGCCACAGATGGCTCACTTGATGCACCTTGGCTTTCAAAGTCTATAGGTAGTCCATTGTTTTTTCTTTGTTCTATCATTTTACTTTGTTGCGTACCTTCCATTTGTATACGCTTATCTTTAGCTTCTTCTTGCTGTTTTTGTTTTTCTTGTTGTTGTTGAAGTTGCATCTTAGCTAATTCAACGTCAAATTGATGCTGCATTTGCATCTTCTGCATATCAAGCTGAGCTTGAGTTTGCATTTTTTGAATTTCCATTTGAGTTCTTGACTGCTCGTATTGAACCTTAGAACCACTAATAGCTTCTTGCTTTTGAACCTCGTTCATTGCTATTTTTTCATTAGCAGCAGCTTGAGCTTCACTTTGAGCTACTATATTAGCTTGAGCGTTCTCTTGTTCTTTAACAGCTTTTTGTTTACGTTTTACTTTTAGAAGCTGGTTAGCTAATTTAAGATTTTTTATTTGCCTTAAATCAATAGCGTCTTCTAAGTCAATACCACCTTGTTGTAAAGCAACTTGTATGTTTTGTTCTAACTGTTGTTTTTCTTCTTCGTCTGGTTCTAACTCTAAGAATATTCCAAAATCATGAAGATTTAAATTAACAACTTCTTTTAGAGTGTTTACATTATAGTCACTTATAGAATTAACTAGTGATTCAGCTGTTAGTGGAAACTCTAAAGCATCTGCCACTTTCAGCGCTATGTTCTCTGCAATTCTAAGCGTTAAATAAGAACCAGCTTGCTTTATATGTCTAGTAGCTACATTGGACGCGTTAGCGGCCATTTTTTGTAATCCTACTAAAGTGCTTTTGTCTGGAGTACTACCATCTCTAGCTTCATTAAGTCCGGTTACGTCGCGTATCATCTGTAAATAATATTGATACGTCTGTATTAAGCTTTGTATTTTGCCTTGACCAGAACTAGAGTTTAGTTCTTGAATTGGTACTTTTCCAGGATTCATATCACCGTCTTGCGTGAGTGATCTACCAACAATACTACCAGTTTGGAAATACATATTTAATGCTTCTGCTGGATTATAGTTTGTACCGTTACCTAAATCAACTTCAGCTAAACCATCCATATCTAAGTAAACACCATCAGGCACTATTCTAGACATAACCTGCTGTAACTTTAAATGAGTTAATTGAATCATATCTGCAAAACCTATACACTTGCTAACTAGTGATTCTATTCTACCTTTGTATATTCTAGGCGCACATATAGAGTAGTTCATTTTTACTTTAGTAGTATCAGCATAAGGTCTTGACATATTCTTAGCTAATTCCCACTTTAACATAGTATCAGTACCTAGCACTTTAGCTCCGCTGTATAAAACTTCGATTGATCTTGATACTCTTTCAAAGCTTTCGTTTTCAGGTGGATTAAAACTATCATCTTTTTCAATAGCTTTTATTAAGCCTTGATCTGTTTGTTTAATTTTAAAAACTTGATTATGGTAAGTCTTATAATCAAAATAAAGAACTTGAACCGTATTATCATCATAATCTCCCCATCCGGTTATATAAGATCTATTACCTGGCATATTTTGTATACGTTCTAACTCTTTATTAGATAAGTCTGGAAACTCTTTTTTAAGTTCCGGTATTGTTATAGCTTTTATTTCGCCAACGTAGTATATGTCTTCAAAATTAGGATCTTCAGTATATGAATAAACCATATAAGCAGGATCAACATAGTCTATAGTTATTCCATTAGCTAAGTTAAAATTTGTTTTAGCTGCAGAAATACCACAAACTGTTAAGTCCATGTTTAATCTACGTTTTATTAAATCATATTTATTTTGAGCCATTACAGAAGATATAGCTTCTTCTTCTGCTATTTCTATAGACTGCTTATAACTAAGCTGCATATGTAATTCTAACTCTTCTTCACTTTCTGGTAGTTGATCTGGATTAGGAACTTGATACAAATCTATACCTAATGTTTCTTTTAATCCATCTAGATAATCTTTAGCCAGCATGTCTTCATATATCTTAGAAGCATAAGCGGTTCTTTTCTTTATAGAGTCAGGATCTTGAGCGTAAGCTTTTATATCGTATGTTCTAGCAGATATTCCATTTACAACTATATCAACAAATTTTGATAATATAGGTACTGGTTGCCAGTCTAAATTAAGATAAGACAAATCACCATTAATAGACAATTCATCTTTATATTTTTGTATAGACTGCTCTCCTCTAGCGTATAATCTTAGATTATGAAAATTATTCCAAGCTGTTAAATATCTATTTCCAGTTGTTCTACCTTGAGAAAACCATTCGCCTTCTATTGCTTGTGCGACTTGTTTACCATACTCAATACTGGCTTTTTCTGCGTCGCTAACCACTTGGCTAGGAAATGAAGTTCTCGTGTTAGTATATATATTCATTAATTTAAAATTTTTGATATAGCTCCTTTGTTGTCGTATTTTTTAATACCTAAATCAACTGGTTTTAATTCTTTTCTATTTGTCGGTGAATACCTATGTTTGTTACAAGCCATTAAAGCTAAGCCAGAACTAATAGAAGCATCATGAGACGTTCTGTTGTTTATATTAAATTTAGACCAATCTTCTAAGGTTCGTTGAAAATACATATCACCATATCCAGTTTCTTTTAATCCAACAAAATGCTCTATGTAAGTTTCTATAGCAGAAGCGTGTGCTTGTTTAATATCTTCGCTTGAGTTAGGTATACCACCTATTTCTCTTTCTGTTACAGATAGTTTGTTTCTTTTTTTATCTGGTCTATTCATAGCAAAACCTCTATAACCTCTACGTTTAAAATAATAAAGTAATCTTGGCTTATTGTTTTCAGCTAATATTGGCATGCCGTAAAACACGCAAGCCATTAATACATCTTCAAAAAATATCTCAGCAGTTTGTGGTCTAGCTATGTATTCTAAGAAAAAATGATTTGCTGGAACCTCTTCCATGCTAAACTTAGTTAAACCGTGTAAAGATCCATTAGAACCTCTTTTATCTACTGTCCCTGATATATCATATGGATCACAACCAAAAGCACCACAGTGTTCGTTACCTGGATAATTAACTCCATTTTTTAAAAACCTTTTGTTTTGTAAACTAACAGGAGGTACCCAACTTATAAAAAATCTACCGTTTTTGTTTGGCACAAATATAACTCTAGTGTCTTTGTCTCCGTTTTCCCATTGAAAACTACCTTTTGTTACATTTATAGAGTTTTTTAAATCTTCATTAAAATCTATTTGTTGATATATTTTAGTTAGATTAAATAAAGACTCTTTTGATTCGTCTCTAAAAGCGTGCTTAGTTGTACGTGGAAACTGTCTATAAAATTCATTTAAACCGTCTTGATCGTCTTTAAGTCCTTCTACCTCGTTGTTCCAATACTCTATTACACCTATTTTTATTTTATCACCTTGTGGTCCTTCAATAGGTTTTTTTGGTGTGTCGAATACAGGTAAGCCATAAGAATCAATGTATCCTTCGTAGTTCCATTCCATAGGTATGAACAAAGAATAGAGTCCTGAGCGAGTCTGTCCATTGCTGTTTCTTTTTGTAACGTCAGAGTCGTCATATAATTTCTTAAAGTTTCTACCACCTTTATCTAAAGCGTTTGATGTTGATCCCATCATACACTTACCTATAATTCTACTACCTAGTCTTAAGGTTGTTTTCGTAACACGCCAGTTGTTGAGGATGTTGTTCGGCCTTTCCCATTTACCGCTCTCATCGTGGACGAGGAGTTTGAGTTTCTCACCATCGTAGGAGTTGTCACCCGTATTCTTCCAGTCGATTGTGGTGTCCAAGCCTTGTAATTCTTCTTGGGCAATTTCTTCCGTGGTGGACGAGGTAAGCTTACGACGGGTGTATTTTGTGGCTGGGACACGATAGGCAAGCTCGGTCT